AGGGATTCTCCAGTCTCAATATCCCTGACTGACATACACCAAATCTTTGTAGCCTCTGTAAGATAAGTATCCTTCTTACCAGCAACTACTTCATTAAGACCGTTGGCCTCAATATCAAACACTAATTTGGTCATAGCGATAAAGCACCTCTCCTTCCGGGGTAATTACGAATGGTACATCCATAAGCTTGGATGTCTGGTCATTGTAGAACAGTGCCGTAGCAACGCCTCTACGACCACCCTTACGATTCTTAAGGACTCGTACATTTGTGGTGTTGCAAGTCAAAGGATCTGGGTGTTGAGCATTACGCTCTAGGGCAAAGACATTATCTGCAATCTGAGCAAGAGAACCTGAGCCACGAAGATCGTTAAGATTGATTCGATCACCTTCGTCTACGTTCTTGTCGGTCTTCTTAATGTGAGCAATAACATGAAGTGTGACACCAGTGCGCTCGACTAGTTCACGGAGCTTCTTCATTACCGAGTCAAGAACAAGTCTTTCATCATTACCGAAATCAGAACCACTAGACAATAGCATATTACCAAGCAAAGTGATGTGGTCAAGGAATATGACTTTGCAATCCAAGCCAACAGCCATGTACTCAAGGCGATTAATGATATTGTTAATGTTAGCATTACCAATATGATCATAAAGATAAAGAGGCTTAGAACTAATATAGGTCTTTGCTTCAGCATATTCTTCCTCAGTTAGATTATCTTCTACCATATCAACAATAGACTTGTTGTTGGCCTTTCGTAGTTCATTGAGTTGACGTTGTGACATAATCTTACGGACTGGCTTGCCAATCTTAAGAGAGATAAGGTCATCAACAGTTTGCTCAGGTGATTCTTCTAGGAAGACAGCACCTACCGCACGACCATGATTGAGATGATCAACTACCAGTTCTCTGATGATAGTGGACTTGCCATGACCCGTGGCACTTGTCCATAGATTAAGACGGCCAGAGTCTTGACCAATCATAAAGGTTGTTAGAGAATCCCAAGGATACTCATAGACCTGAACAGACGAGTTCTCATTCTCTGAAACAACCTGACTGACATGCAGAATTGAATCAGGAGAATAAGTCTTTGCATTCCAATAAGCTTGAAGAAGCTGAGCAGACTCAGCATTAATCAGCATTTCATTGGGATCCTTACGAGGTAGGGACATGATCTTTGCCTTACCGGGCGGAAGAATCTCAGCAACTTCTCGTGCAGCCCGTTGACCAGGCTCATCCATATCGAAACAAATTACAATTGTTTCAAAGGAAGCAAGATAATCATAGTTATCCTTGACACACCTTACAGCTGAATTAACTCCATTTGGGATGGACACAACTGGGTACTTGTTGTCAAAGAGTTGGGCCATAGTAAGACAGTCAATGGCTCCTTCTGTAATGAGAATCCTTTTGCCACCACTAGGAAACAATTGTTGACCATAGAATTGTAGATTAGAGGTGTCGCCAAGCCAAGCAAACTTCTTTCCGTCATATCGGATATGTTGAGCCTGTAGTGTACCATCCGAACGGTAGAAATATTCAACCTCTGCCCCGGTATTTGTAGTTTCATAGCCGTACTGTCTAGTAGTCTTGTCGTTAATTCGTCGGTGTGGTAAAGCCTTGATCTCACCTGTTCGGAACTTTTCTGTAGCATATGTTGGTGTCTCTTCTACAATTGTTTCCATTGGTTTGTTTCCTTTGATATAAAATTCACAAGCGTAACAATAACTATGACCGTCATCATAGACGGCTAGGTTGTTACCAGATGTATCATTACCTTGTGCTGCACACTTTGGGCAGCGTTTACGCGATACTACCTTTGATTCAGTTTCCATGTATACTCCTTAAAAAGATTGACAATGCCCCCAGCAGGGATTGAACCTGCGACCAACCGATTAAAAGTCGGTTGCTCTACCAGCTGAGCTATAAGGGCCAGTAGCTTCGGGGGGACTTGAACCCCCACGCCTTGCGGCTACGGATTTTAAGTCCGCTGCGTATGCCGATTCCGCCACGAAGCCAAAATGGTCCCCGTTAGGGGACGCTAGTTATGTATGATGTGTTCTAAAGTAATTGTTCCAGTAGTCTGCTTCAGTCCGCATATTGCGCTGTTGCACAGATACTACAATCGTTGTGATGATTAACAGGATAATCCCAACAACCACATAAACTACACTTACGATAGCCTTTGTCATAAAGGGCCTGATCACTTTCTGCCATATCCATGACTACTCGTCCTTTCCTTTACCCCAGCCTAGATAGAAAGTTTTAGAATCTTTACAGTTCTCAAGCATTTCTCTTAGCGTTCGGTTCTCTTGATCCAGTAATCTAATGTGTGAAAGACACTTACGGTGAATTTCTCTGGCGGTATAGCCAGAGTGGTAATCACTAATGGCCGTAGTGTCAAGTGCATTTTCCAAGAGTTTAAAGATTTCATTTGAGTTCATTCTCAATTTCCTTAATCTCCTTAAGAGAATTCTTATGAATATCTCCCGCAGTTTTAGCTAACTTCTTGAGATGGATTCGTTTAATGTATGGTTGTAGACTTTCTACATTCCCTTCCATTATCCATACTCGTGATGCAAGTTCAGATAAACGAGTCTCGGTTGCACTGTGGCAATTTGTAAGCTCATCGTACTTCTTCTTCATTAGTTCATTACGCCATTGTGTTGCGTGGGCAGCAGTTTCATTTACACTACGCATTTGACAACTATGTTTGTAATCCATGTCAAACAGCCTTTTATCTAGTGCATCATAATTATTAAACATGTCATTTTGCATTTGCTTAATTAACTTACTGTGGTTCCAAGCCATAGCAATAAATGTACAAACACCTAAGAAACTAGCAACTGAAATAATTAGATTGAAATCTTCCATACTTAATCTCCTGTTCTAAAACGTACTTTAAAATACCCTGATTCTGTGGGTTCTGCGATCAGTTCACGGATAATACCCCATTCAGATTCAGAATCTACCTGTAAAAATGGACCACCCTCAAAGTCTAGATACTCTAGGTTTGGATGTCCACCACCACGATAGAACTTTGACTTACCTTCAATTGTAAACCAACCACCACCATGATCGGTGATATATCTTGGTTCACCATAACGACTGTTAATCTTCTTGATCACGCCAACTCCTTCCTTGAAGTACTGTGTATGCCTCTTCAATTAACTTAGCAAGTTCTTCTGTATTGCCTTGTTTAGTTTTGGAATTATAGTAACCATCCCAATCAGCCAAAAGAATAGAAGCATTGTAAATACGTTGCTGAAGAATTTCTAGTTTAATTTCAATATCTTCGATATCGTGATAATCCATTTGTGATACTCCTTTAACATTTCCAGCTGGACTTGAACCAGCAACCTACAGCTTAGAAGGCTGTTGCTCTATCCAGTTGAGCTATGGAAATAAAGCGGGATGCTCAGATTTGCACTGAGTTGTCTAGCTTCTATGCTAGGACAAGGCTTGTCACCTCTGCCATTTCCTACATGGCTGCATCCCCACCTGTTAAATGTGCTCGTAGTTTTTTTCGATTACATTGGCAATCTGCTTAAATGACTTAGGCTTAGTAGTCTTGCTTACATCCATGGGATCAAGACCACCATCGTTAAGGAGAGCAAGATCAATCTCGGTCTTACCGTTATTAAAGCAACCGGTCTTATATTCATTAGTAGCCATATTAAAGCCAGCCCACATTGCTACTTCAGGTGGAAGAATACCATCTTCTCCATCAATTTCCCACTTAGAAAAGTCGCCATCGTAGTCGAAAAATTCCTTAGTAAATGTATCGAAATATTCAATACCATGACCCTTCTTCTGCCGCTTACGTTTCTTTAGATAGAGATCAGTAAGGACACCAAGGCAGCAGTAGGATTCTTTTCCAGTTTTACCATCTACAGTACAAAGCTTCTCACGACCCTGCTTGTACTTACCAGAGCGAAGGGCCTTGACCCACTTGTTCATAATGTTCTTCTTCATTGTTACTCCTTAGTCAACGTAGATTTCGACTTCAGCACGAATGCTGTTCTTTAGGTCATAACGAACCGCATCAAGGATGTCATCCCGAATGCCATCAGTGTTGTAATCACTGAGATCAAACTTACGATCCATCCACTCTTGAATACGAACATCAATTACATCATAAAATGCTTTGTGATTAGTAATTAAACGTTGCATAACAACACTAGCAACTTGATCATATAGCTCGGGGCTAATCATAATAGGTACGTTGATTACTTCTTGCACAGTAGTTGTTCCAAGTGAAGTATTCATGTGTGTGTCATCCTCCAGATCCATGGTAATAAACTCCTAGGCCAATTTCAACAGGCGGAATTAGATCCCGTGCATCTATTTCATCATTTACAAGCTTTTGAAGATCTTCATCTGTAATAATACAAATGCTACAGCTATCTACAGTATTCCAAGTTTCACCATCAGGCAAAAC